CAAGCATCATTAGCCTGATTCCTAATCTTAAGCAGGTTGTTTGATGTATCTAACCAAACTAACCCTGAAGACTGAGCGGCGTTACCTGATATACTAGGAGCCGTAGCCTTTGCAATAATAACTTGAACAGCCTGATCTGGGCCTGTATTATTAGAACCCGCAGGGAATGTCTTTTTTAGTACGTCTTTAATTAAACGTAAATGATCGTCGCCTTCACTTACGTTATCACTCGATAGCGGGTAAGAACTATTGAGGTTTGTTATAAAATTTCCAGATTCAATTCCCATAATTTATATCCTAATAATATCCAGAGGTGTTCATCACTCTTAATTGAGAGCCAGAATGCCTGTCTTTATCATCTTGACTTTGCAGGTCAGAAAGAGCCTGTCTAAGTCCTCGCTCCCACACTGGAATACGTTGATCGTTTTGAAGAAAAGGCTCGGCTTGTAATAAGGCTCCATACAAGTAAACATCTGGAGCGTTTAAGATAACCCAGTTAGTTGTATTAGAATCACTGAGTGCGTCAAATGTTTTATAATAAGTCATAGTATAGTTATAAGCACTATCTGGCGTAGGGCCAAAATAAATCTTATCACCTATAATACTGTAACTATCAGGTTTTCCTGAAGAACTACCCGCCCATACTCTATAAAGCATCTCCGGGCTTATATACTGTAAAGAAGTTACAGGAGTTGTATCTAAGTGTATCTCTCTCATTTGAACGTATCCAGTAGGCAAGTCATATGCCTTTGTTCCTGATACGGTTGCGTCTGTCACTATAGTTTCCATAGGTCTAATCCTAAGAACCCTATTAAACAACGCTTCATTAAGAGAAATAAAATCAGGCAACTGGTCAGACAAATCATCTCTATCTAACCAGTTTGAGATAGCCGATTTTAATGTAGTAAATGAATTAATAGCCATTAACTGTTTTTACTTTTAAACCAGACTGCGTTATTAACCACAGGCTTTTGATTGTTACCAGAGAATGTAGGTTGATATAGCCACATAATTAAACCCTCGTAGGTGTAGTCCTGAAGTATTTGTTATCAGGATCATTTAAATATTTTTTAAGCAACTTTTCGTCTTTCTTTATAGCGCCATTTGTTTCTTCGCACCAGATTTCCCAAACATTTGTAGGTATAGATGCAACAGTTACTCCGTTATCAGTTCCCATTGCAGACGCTTTACCAAATGTAAGTTTGTCGCCATAGTTGTTAAAATTTTTTTTGTTCTTTTCTATAATAGGTTGAACATCTTGGTAAGTATTAATAGTGGCTGTGCCATCATTGTTAATATCTAACTTCCAAGGTCTTGAAGTACTGTCATCTTTAGTCCATCCAGAACTGCTAATACTCATAATGGCATTTCGCTCCTATCTGATGCAATCTTTTTAAATTTTGCATGAACATTTTTAGCGTGAAGTTTTGCGTCTACAGGTATTTTACTAACACTAACAGACTTCTTAGCATTTAATGCTTTCTTAAGTTCTTTCTTTGTTACCATTACGTCTTTCTCCCGAAACCAAAAAGTTATAATCCATTTATCTCCGTTTTCTGGAGGTAACCCCATATGCAATGAAGCAGGATGAGGAAGTTTGTTTTCATCAAGATTACCAAACATAAGGACTCGGCCTTGCTTGGCTTGTACTGCTAAACCTAAAACAGGAAAAACTGTGCCACCACCATCTTGTACATCATTTAAGTACGCGACAATAGTGACACAGCGGTTCCCACCTTCTTTTACTTTTGAAGACTTAGGCATTTCTCCCATTTCATCAGGAAGAAAAGCGTCATAGTGAGGTTTATACTCCTGACCCGGCTGATACCTTTGAATACTTACAGGTTCCAACCGAGTCGGAGGTAGACCGCACATATCGGATAACGCTTCAATAACACCATCTAACACATTATTGTTACCGTAATCAAAGAAAGTACCTTTACTGGTTCTTGCTTTATCTTGGATATAACTACCATCACGGTTTATAAGATTATCACCAAGCCCTTTATTTGCGGCAAGGTTAATTATGTGTTCACATAAATCAGGTGAAAGCACATTATCTTCTACAACAATTGAAGGAGTGTTATTGTATTTTATCATTAAGCGTCTTTGATTCCGATAACTGCCGCGTTTGATAAGCCATTCTTAGCGCGAAGACCGTACTCAGCAATCATCAACTGCTTCATGCTGTCACCAGTCTTGGCAAGAGTTTCCGTCTGGAAAGGTCGTAAGTAATCAATTGACCAGAAATCATAGTCAAAGAAATACAACTGATTAGGCAGACATAGACGGCTAGGCACAATCTTTAGCGTACCAAAATCAGTCACCAAAACATCAATGGCGTTGATAGCGGTAGCAGGAGCCGCGCCCGGCGCTTCTTTCTGAAGGTCAGCAATAACCGAACCACCAAGCGAACTAATCTTCTGCTTGAGGGAAGCATCACACATGATCTCGGTAGGTTCACCACCGTTCTCAAAGCAACGCTCCATAGCAAGGTTAATCATCGCCATAGTTAAAACTGCATCAGAACCAGAAGGAGATGCTTTAGACGTACCGTTAGGATAACCTGCCGCAGGAGCGCCTTGGTTAACGATACCAACAACAGGTGACGCTGAACCATCAATAATGTTAGACGTTCCTGCCGCGGCTGTACCTAGCCAAGACATTACTGCCGCTGTTTTACGAGCAGTACCCGTAGCGCCAGCAACAGCAAGGTCTTCAGAAAGAAGCATCTTCTCCATGTCACGCTTAATTTCTTTAGCACGTTTAGCAAGTTGATATGCCTGTGACGATTTACGTCCCGCAAAATCAACAGACTCAGCAGTACCACTCGTCTGAACCGCTTTGTACGAAATCTGAGCATAGTTACCCAAACGTCGCGGCTCTGCAACAGCCAAAGCATTCATGCTGTCATCACCTTCTAACTGTTGGTTAGCGGCGGCGGCAGTTAGTTCATCCGTCTGCCATTCAAAGTAAGTGTTGTCACAAGAACCTTTGCCCACGCTTGACATAAACGGCGTGTCCATAGGACTGATATTGTAAATAATGTTACTTAGGTCTTCCCGAATGCCTACGGCACTATAGGTCGTCCTAGTGTTAGTTGCGATTGCCATAAAATGACTCCTTTATTATTATAGTTCTACGAAATCTTCAAACAGACCTGCGGCATCTTCTGCCTTCCCTGTCTGCTGTAGACGTTTCATTTGTTTGGCACGTTTAGTTTTGTCATTATCTGCTTTGTTTGCTTTTGCTTTGCCACGAACTACTTTAGGTTTATTCTTTACTTTCTTTTTCCTTGCAGTAGTTTGTTTGCTTTGCATGTCTTCATATGCTTTTGCTTGCATTAAAACAATAATTGATCTATGATCCACAAGTTGATTTAACTCATCTTGACTATATCCTTTACTTATTGCAAATTCAGCAACGGCTTTCTGTATCGCTTGCCGTTTACCATCATCTGCCCAGTCAGGGATAATACTAGCCATTTTCTGATGTTCCTGCATAGCAACCCTTTGCATCTCTTGTTGTGATGCGGCTTGTTGTTCTTGTTGGGCTTTTGACTGAGCGTCTTGTAGAGATCGAATTTGCTCTTGAGCCTGAGTGTACTCATGGCTTTTGATTAAATATTCTTCTCTGTCCTCAGTCTTAAGTCTGTTCCAATCAATGTTACGGAACTCATTTAAATGTGAGTAGTTTGTTTCAATTGCTTGTGCGACAGCACTAACGTACTGTTCTCTGGCTTGCTGAGTCTTGGCAATTTCAGTCTGATACTGCTCGACTGCATTGTCTATCTGCTTTCGATATTCTGCAAGTTGTTGAGTTTTCCTTGTATAATCCGCTTGTCGGGAGTAGCCGTTAACGAGTTCTTCTTCCGTGACTTCATGTTCCTCTCCGTCTACTGTTACAGTATAGAGAGTTGTCTCTTCCGAGTCGTCTTCAACTTCTTCTTCATCGGATTCCTCAGATTCATCATCCTCAGTATCTTCATCCGGTTCTTCACCTTCTTCTTCAACTTCATCAGATTCTTCCTCTAAAGCGTCTTCAGTTACTTCTTCAGACGGCGGTGCTTGCTCTTCCTCTTCCGGTTTCTCTAATGAGTCCATGAGGCCAAGTATTGCACCTTGGGCTTCGGATATACTACCGGGTACTTCAGGTAATTCTCCGACAAGTTGTGGGCCTGATTGGTTATCCACCATAATAATCTCCTACAGTTGGTATTCCTTTAGTTTCTTCGCCATATCTCCAGTCTCTACAATACTGGTTAGATGAGTGCGTATCCTCTCAAGGAGTCTTAATGACAACCAGATTTGTTCTCTGGTTTCGTGTTCACTAACTCCCGAAGAGTTCCAAGAGTTTAGTAAATTTTTTTCTAGCGTTTCAAACGCTTCGTTAAACAACGGATCAGTGAGGAGGCGTTTAGCGTGTTCCTCTCTTAGTTCGTTCATATTTATCCTATAGCAATGGGTCTATTTTGTTGCGCTTCTAGTTGCAGTTCTGCCGCTT